TTTTATACATTCAATCAATTTTTACATTTAGGAATAAAAATGAAATAGTTTTCGTGCCATTTCATTTCTAGTTAAATATCCTTTGTAGTGTGCAGCTAACTTATTTAGTATGGTGTAGATACGTGGGCGTTTATTGGGGTAATGTGTTACAGTTAATTTACGTTTTGTCATAATATGAGGCTAGATTTTAGTCTTTAAAAGAAAGACTAAATGCAAAATTATCAATCCCTATAGGGGTTTTACGTCCAGCATCTATTGCCTGATTATAAGACCAATAATGGTTTGGCTGTATTTTCCAACTTGTTTTATTAGATTTAGTTATACCAGAAGTATCAAAATCAAATAATTTATATTTACCATCATCACTCATACCCATATTATCAGGTTTCCAATCAATATACATTATATTTAAGCTTTGTAAATGCTTTTTTGCCGATTTTGCTGCTGAAATAATTGCTTCTCTATTAGATTCATCCATATCATCAGACAATGGTGTAACTTCTTCAATATCAATATATTCATCAGTAACATTATAGATTTTTACAATATTTGGATGAGGGTTGTTTTTAAGAATTTTTGCAATTTCATGTTCAACAATTGAAGCACCATATTTTCTAAAAAAATTATGTCCATTATGTTTTTCATTCAGGTTTGTTATATCGCCATGCCTGTATTGTTTAGAGCCAGCCTTTTGTGATTTCTGTTTATATTTCTTATTGCGCCGTGTTTTAGGCATTCTACTCAATAGGTATTTTTAATGCTGAAGCATTAGATTTTATCGATATCAACTTCCTCCTCTTCCTCTACCTTCCCAGTTTCTTCAAACTCCCAGGCATCTTCCCCAACTGTCAAATCACCTACCCGTGTTCCATCCAAAACATCAATCTGCATAAATAGCTTAGGATTAATCCCATCTTCCTTTCGCAATGACCCAATCATATCATGGGGATACTTTGCCAGAATATCACCATTTGAATCATCCGGGTCGCCAGTTTCAAATGTCCGTAAGCTAATCAAGACAACATCCCCCTTTTCAACAAATTCGCGCCCTCGCATCTTCCCTCGTACGCGACAAATTCGAATCTGAGAATCATTACAATAGCAACTCATACAGCGATTTCCAAGCGGTTTTAGAACGCGAGCAATTTGCTGATCAGGTTGCCGTTCAATAGTAATCATTGCTGAATCATTTGAACCCTTTGCCTTCTTCTTGTATTGTTTTCCTCCCTTAGTATTTGGTGGCATTTCCTAATTACTGTTAAAAAGATTCCGTCTACTCAATTTTTTCATCATTAACAAGGCTTCTTAAAACCGGAACAGCACCATCTATATCCTCTGTAGGATCTAATGGCCCTACAACACTGGCTCCTTCATAGCGATTTCCACCACGCTGTACACGTCGTGTACGCTTTGTACGCTTTGTACGCTTTGTACGCTTTGTACGGTTTTTAAATCGTATAAGGAGTCCTTTCATTTCTAATACAGAGCCTTAAATTAATCATCATAATTCTTTTTTGGCGTTACAAGCACTAAAGTTTTACCCTGTGAATGTAAACATTCAATAAGACGCTTTCTATTTTCAATAAGGTCCCTTTGAATCTTTTTCCCCTTTTCTTGACATGTCATCGGAATAATTCCATTTGCAATAAGACTTGCGCGCACAGGAGCGTCGGCATCAGTAACTGAGATTATTGATGCAAGGGTACACTGTGCTCTACTAGGAAAATGGACTTCAAACAACTTACTTGTATTTTGAGAAATAGCGAACGCCCGGTTACATACTGTCTGTGTATGCCCATAACAAGCGCATACACCGCAATATAATGCCTTTTCTAGAGGACATGGATTAGTAGGATGGGGCTTAGCGTATTTTCCAAGGATTGACACACACCGGTTACAGAACATCTTGAGCACGCTGAACTTAACTGAAGTTAACTCATCAATTTTTTAAATACATATAATTAACAGCATACACTATGGCTTCTATTATGAATTCTTTCAAACAGGGTTTAGGGCTCGGTCTTGGGTTTAATGTATCATTCATTGTATTTTTATCAATAGGGTTTCTCTTTTTTATACCAGGTTATATATTATTTAAGGGAGAACAAAAATCTGCTAATAAAAATTCTACTAAAGAAATTGGAGGAATTGTATTAATGGGAATCGGTGTTATTGTTATGGGTGGATTTGGGTTTTCCTTTTTAATTGAGGGTATAAATGAACTAGTAAATTAGTTATTAACGCTATCTAGATCTTATATGAATTTTTTACCACATATAATGTAGAATGAGTAATGAACCCTTATTAAGTACCAGACCCAAAAGTAAACCTCATTTTAAGAGAGAAGGTCTAGGCAGACTAATTAATGCATTTAGCCCATTAAAACACGAGCATACTCGTTCTAAAAAACTTATGATTGCTATTAATACTAATAATTTTACAGAGGTACAGCGTTTAATTGAAAATGGTGTAGATGTGAATAAACCTATTGAAATTCCCGGTGTCTATCAACTTTCTCCTGCCCCGCCAATATTATGGGCTTTTAAATCAGGTATAAAATATTCACCCTTGCCTGATGCAAATTTTCGTAAAGATATTGATATAAATATCATACGCGCTCTTATCAATGCAGGAGCAAAAGTTAACGTAAAAAATATAATTGGCCAAACTCCTCTTCACCTTGCTACGCACTCTCATACTACTGAGTACACTGATGCCGTGGACGCACTAATCAAGGCAGGAGCAAATGTCGATGCAGTTGATAATGAGGGTGTTACACCCCTTTTACAAGCTACGGTAAGGGGTCACATTCATATTGTAAAAGCCCTACTCGATGCAGAAGCAAATGTAAATGTGGCGACGCCGGATGTCGGCTTAACGCCCCTTCAAGGCGCCGCGTCGCATGGCTACATGGATGCCATACGTGCACTACTTGCAGCGGGAGCAAAAGTCAATACAAAAAATATCGTAGATAAAACGGCCCTTTACTTCGCTGCAGAGAGCGGCCACACCGACGCCGTGCGCGAACTGCTCGAGGCAGGTGCCGATGTCGATGCAGAGATGAACGACGGCAGCACCCCTCTTTACGCCGCCGTGAAGTCGGGTCACGTGGATGTCGTGCGCGCGCTAGTTAAGGCGGGAGCCAACGTCGATGCAACAACAAACCGTGGTGCCACACCCATTAATATTAGCAAAAATCCAGAGATATATAAGGTCCTAACAGAAACCCAGTCGGGTGGCTCAAGAAAATCCAAAAAAAGTAAAAAAAGAAAGACACGTCGCTCGTAACGGCAATTGCTAAATAACAAAAAGATTCTTTCCAATTTCAAATCCGTAGGCATCGGCATCACCACCCTTCAATTCAATAGCATATTTCACACGATATTTCGAACTATACGATGGGCATGTAGCTCTTGAAGCACATGGCTCACAGCCTTTTGTTATATGTACAACACACATATTCTCATCTAGCCATATGATGTCTAGAGCGAATTTCATATCAGGCATCCACATAGATTGTTTAGCAATTTCCGGAAAGATAAAAAGCATTCCATTTCCACTGGAAAGTGGTGGGCGACCACTAAGACCCTGTCTAATTGCTTGAGGACTAATAACGACTTCTACGTTAATGGTTGCCCGGCTACCTTTTCCTATACGTAATTTAAAATTATCTCCATCATTTACTTTACTCATACCTCTATTAGATGCCCTGTTTTGATTTAAGTGGATTTACAGGACTTAGCCAAGGGCTCTTTCAAACATATTTATCTCAATGGAACACTTTTGAACGAATTTACTATTTTAATAGCAATGTAAGTACACAGTATTCCCAAGCAAAAATACCTCCCATCTACTATAATTTTATTGATAGTGCTGAGGCAGTTGACTATAGAGCAGGGCAACAACTTCATACACAACGATATCCAAATTCAAACTGGACATCTCCTGAAAAATCATAGGAACTGTTAGTATGAGTGGAGAGAACACAAGAGCATGCCAGGTAAACTTAGGACCACCTGAATTTATTTTTAACTCGCCGGCATTTCAAACAGCAGCAAATACTGTTTATGTAGCAAAACAGGTATATGATACCTTACCAGCAAACATCGCTTCTAACCGCGTGAAGACATTTAAGAGTGATTATGAGCGCATGCAGTACAAGTTAGGGCTTTACGGACGGACTTCTACGGGGAACGCTTGAAGACGGCGGCGGATTCTTATTTGTTCTTTGTAATCTAAATACATTTCCAAAATATGCAACCACGTTCTTGTCTAGTAGAAGAGGACGTGTTTTCTTAGTACCGTACGCGAGAATCTGCTCAGGAGTGACAGACGGTGGCTCCATAATTCTTGTAACTAGTTGTACAGTGCCGACCCCTTCACTTTTTCTGAGCGCGTAGACGAGGCTCGGCGGCGGCGCGGTATCCAAGCATGTGTGCATTAAGGATTTCACGCCAATTGTGAATAAGTCCCTTATTATTACCAATCTTGAGAAAGGGCTCACTTGTATCATAAAGAAACATCTCGCCTGCATCGTTCATCCAAACAGGAATACCCTTGTACATTGCACGCTGCATTCCGTTCTTAGAAGGCATTTTCTATACTTTATAGAAAAAATCCACGTAGTTCAATTTTATTACAGTCTTAAGTCCAATCAACAACAATATATGACTGGTCAAGAGCCTGAATCATTGCTGGTAGCATAGTGTCAGTTAGACATGAGATATCATGTAACTTTCCATCAGCACCCTGTGAAAGAACTGCATGTTTAACCTTTGAATCAGGAAAGAGCTCTTGAAGTCCCTTTAGAATCTCAGCCATGTTGAGCCGATAGAAGTCATCATAAATGATTTGAGTTCTGCCAGAAGCCAGGGGATACTTTGTAACAGGAATAGGATGGTTATATGATGTTACTGCTCCTATTTTTGCCAATGCTACTGCCCGAGTGTAAATCTCACCAATAAATCCCTCAACACGATTACGACGGTTCTTTTCTTCCGTACTTGCTTTCAAATTATTTAGTTCACTACGTTTCATTGGAGTAAAAGGCATTTTGTTAAAATCTAGTAAAACATTATAAGTTTCAATTTTATTAAATTCACTCGCGCTAAGCTAAACCCCTTTCTCTTATACACGTTAAGTATGAAGGGTTCGGGTCAATCAACCCGAAAAAGTATATCAAATAAAAGGGCAAAAACACGTCATGTAACCGGCGTACGGGGTTTTCATGATACAATGAGTATTTATAACAGCATAAGTGGGTTTGACCTTAATACAATTACTGTTCCCGAGAGCGGAACAACCTATGGTGAAGTATCGCTAGCCGGTATAAAAGCTCTTTATGAAAAATTTAAAATATATTTACCAGTTGTAAAGTGCCCACAAAATCGTAGAAAATTCTATGACCTTGGAAGTGGGGTCGGAAAAGTGGTTGTAGGAATAGCTACCTTATGTCCTGAGTTTGAGTGCTACGGATTTGAAATTATCCCTGAGCGGGCACGACTTGCTGTGCATGCAGTTGGCAAATTACATTCAACTTCGTTACAGCGCCGAATACATTTAATGGGCCAGAGTTTTTTAGAGCCATCAGTAGTATTACGTGAAGCATCGTGGGTTTTTATTTCGAACCTATGTTTTAACCCAGAAACACAGGCATCAATTGCTCAACGCCTACAGGAGTTAGAGCCTGGAGCAATTATAATTTGCTCACGACAACTTGCCCTTTCTGAGACACAATTTGCCACACTAGAAACTGCCTGTGTAATTCCGATGTCTTGGTCAAATTCATCCAGTTGTTGGATTTATAGACGTGTTTGACACGTTACGATGTTGTAGGCAAGTATGCTACATTTAAGCACTCCTGTAGGAGTACTTAAATTTGGCACTTGCCCTTAAGACCAATCAACAACAATCATATCTTTTATTACATCCAAATTTACACGATCCATGTGCTCTGGCTTAATACGGCAGATATCATACAATTTCCCGTCGTGAACCCCAGGAACCATGCTACAGTATTCAATGTAGCTATCGGGAAATTTCTCACGGAGTCCAATAAGTACTTCATAAACATGTAGTGTAGTAGTTACCGATTCCTTATCCATATCAATAATATACCGTGTTTCATTTGAAGATTTACTAGCAGCCTCAGCAATTCGGAAACATATGTCATAAACAATAGCCTGAATTTCATGCTTGTGTTTTTGGGCATCCATAGTGGTTTTTAGTTGCTGCAGGTCCTTCTTGGACATAGGGAAATTCATCTTGATAAAAGGAAGTGATGAGCAACTGTTCAATTTTAGGGTATGCTCATTTCAAATCCGGCACCAAATAATATTATTTTCGTTCATATGTACTTGTAGCTTTATTATAGACATATCCATACTGTTGCACCTCTTGCCCCATATGAAGTGAGTTTGTACCTGGCTGCCACTTGATATATTTTGGCATTTTTACAATTCCACGAAACATACCAGGCGACCAGTTAACAACTTCATCTAGAGCAACTGGAGCTGGAGCTGGGGCTGGAGCTTGAGCTGGAGCTGGGGCTGAACCTCTGTTAAATCCACATCTTATCTTAAACTCATTCAAATTTTCAGTACCCATAGATACATTACACGCTTTACAAATAGGTCGTAGATTATCAACTGTAGTCGTGCCACCATTTGCTTCTGCAATAACATGACCACACTGAAAGTTATTCATTTTAATTTCATTTGTTTCACAACACATACAAGGAGTCTTTCCAATAGTATCTCCTACATATTTACTCCAGCACAAATCCTTTATTACCTTCGGGATTGCCTTCTTCTTTGCCTTTACTTCAGACATTCTTTGTGTAACTTAGACAACTAACTTGTGTTACTTCAATTTTTAAAAATTTCAGTTTAAAAAAACACTAGTTTAAATGAGGATATCTTGGCGGCAAATTAGCATTTTTAATGCTAATTGTTCTAAACACCTTCATATGCATCACGAACTTCTGCAATAAATCGGCGCATCCTAATACATATACATAGTCCAGCAAGACATGATAATACTATAAGAACACCTACAAAGATGGCTGTATCAGACATTACTTGCTAATCTCCGAGGTATAGTATCAATTTTTATAAGTTTATATTAGACTTAGTGTAAATTCAAACAGAGACTTTAATCCCATTTTAGTGTATATTGTCTTGTATTAGTGTCATACAGAATTTTACTATCTGGAAAGCGTTCAGAAACCAATGCTTTTATTCCATTTACAATATTTTCACAAACTGCCTTATCATCTCCATATGCCTCTAATTTACTCGGATCATAAATATCTATTTCACAATCCTGAAATGGACGTGTTGTAAAGCTTAGCAACCCCTTTTTTGCTGCAGTAAATACAGAATGCTCTATGTATGTAATTCCCCTATTAATGAATTCAGCTTGTATCCTTTCATTCTCAACCCTTTTCAAGCCACGTAGATATGTACGAGAATACCCATGTGGGACATCATCTGAACTAGCTGACACTGGGGATAGTACTTTTTTAGCAAATACTGTATACACTAGGCAAAGTATAAGAATAAACATTATTTATACAGTTCTAGTGTATAAATAATGTTTTCAATTTTTATAAAATTGATATTAATGCTTAAGATTATAGTGTTAAGCACTACCAATGTCTACAAATATCTACGTTCTTCGCTGTGAAGGTGGCAGATATTATGTCGGTAAGAGTTCAAATGTTATAAAACGGTTTCAAGAGCATTTAAATGGAAGCGGCTCAGTTTGGACTAAAAAATATAGACCGATTTCACTTGAAAAGACAATTGTAAATGTATCCCCCTTTGAAGAGGATAAAATTACAAAAATGTATATGTCTAAATATGGAATTGATAAGGTTCGTGGTGGATCGTATGTTGAAGTTGAGTTGAGTGAATTTCACATGGATGCTTTAAAGATGGAAATTTGGGGTGCAAAAGATTTGTGTACTCAATGTGGAAGAAAGGGGCATTGGGTAAAAGATTGTTATGCTAATAAAGATGCTTCTGGAAACAAGATAGAATACGAAGCTCATGCTGATACATGGGGATGTGAGTATTGTGACAGAACATTCACAACTGAATTTGGGTGTGGTATTCATGAAAAATCATGTAAGGAAAAGAATAGAAAAACTAAGAAAACGGGAGCATGCTATCGCTGTGGTCGTCAGGGTCATTACTCGTCAGATTGTTATGCCAAAACAGATTCTAAAGGCTATACATTAGATTCAGATTGTGAGTCATATGATTCTGATTAGTAGTGTTTATTTAATACTGATATGTATTTTAAAGAGACACTTAAGTATATTTTTACTATATATTATAATGGTACATTGGATATATATATGTGAATGTAATGATAATTTTATATATGTTGGAGAAACAATTAACTTATATAAAAGATTAACACAACATATTCGTGGACGTGGTGGAAAAAATACACATGCACATATTCCAAGAAAATTGATTGGATTATATAAATTAAATGATAATCAATCTTTTTATAATTATAACTCTGCTGTAAAAAATGGAACATTAAATAATATTCAAACAGCTATAGATCAATGGGGAATATGGGGAGATAATCTTTTTATTGAAAATAGATTTACAGAAAGGATTTTCTATGAGCGACGAGTTAATCACGAATATGGAACTGGTAATGAGTGGTATAGAGTTAGAGGTGGTAAATATACCAGAGATTCACTTGATAAAATTATGGATGATGCTAAAGAATTGTGCAAACCAAATAGAATTCCAGGAACAATAACGATGAGTACACCAATCGATAAAATACCTCAAGAAGAAATTGTAGATAGACCTCTATGCAATTGTGGTATGCCCTGTGAAGTTAGATTAAGTAAAGACAAAACTAAAATATTTTTTGTGTGTGCTCTCAAAAATGTATGGAGTAATTTTTTAAATAGTATTGAGGTAAATGAACCATGTAAATTTTGGAAAATATCTGCAGATTTAAATGCTCACTTTTCGACTTAACTTCTAAAACATAAAACAACACCATAAACACATAGAGCATAGCTGATACTTTAAAACCTCCTCCTTTACATCAGCCGGTTGCGCACGGGGTTCAAAAATATGGATTGGATTCTGGGTTGTTATCATTATACCGAGAAGATATATAATACATTCACAGGAATTTTAAATAGATATTTTTACAGCATTTAGATTTGTTTTAGTGTTTAAGAAGATCAAGAACCACGGTTAATGGAGCACCCATATGTGTATTACTTTTATTATAGTCACCAAGAGTTTTTGCAGCCGTATCATACTCAATAATATTAATAATAGTAGCCTCAAACTCCTTACCTGTGTCAAGATAGATTACCATAACTTTATCTCCTACTTCATGGCGATCCTTACTGTACTGATAGTCGGTCAGTGGCTGCCATGTGCGCTTTTCAGTACGCCAGTAGCTATTTGTATCTTTAATATTTTGATATACCTTCTTAAGCTTCGCGGACTTATTTGGAACACTAAACTTAGGGGTAAAATCCATTATGTTACTTACCTCAACTAACACACCCCCTTCAATTTTACTAAAAATATGCTACTTTCGAATAAAGCCACGCCTTAAAACGCCGTATCCGTAGCGAATGCCATTTCCGCGCGCACCTTACCTACTGATCCCTTTGCATACGTCGATACGCGCTTCTCAAAGAAGTTATCCTTATTTTCTAGTGAAATCCGCTCCATAAAATCAAAGGGGTTCGTAGCGCTGTAAATCTTCGGGTAGCCAAGCTGGAGCGCTAGCCGGTCAGCAACAAACTCGATATACTGCTTCATGAGGTCAGCGTTCATTCCAATGAGCTCACATGGTAGTGACTTTGTGATAAACTGCTTCTCAATCTTCACTGCCTCGCGAATAATCTTGTGCGCCTTCTGCTTCGTAAGGCGGTTTGTAATCTTGGAATACAGCAGACAGGCAAAGTCTGTGTGAATCCCCTCGTCACGCGCGATAAATTCATTCGATAGTGTTAGCCCAGGCATAATGCCACGCTGTTTCAGCCAAAAGATGGCACAAAACGCCCCTGAGAAGAAGATTCCCTCTACTGCAGCGAAGCCAATAAGACGCGTCCCAAAATCGGCATCCTTATTATCAATCCACTCAAGCGCCCACTTTGCCTTCTTCTCTACACACGGAATCGTCTTAATCGCCCGTAGCAGGTCCGACTTCTCCGTCGGGTCCGTAATATATGTATCAATCAGTAGCGAATACGTTTCTGAATGGACAGCCTCTAGTAGGTTCTGGCAACCATAGAAGAATTTCGCCTCTGGAATCTGAACCTCACGAGTAAACCGAACAGCAAGATTCTCCATAACAATGCCATCAGATCCGGCAAAGAAGCCTAAGATATGCTTGATGAAATGGCGCTCGTTGTCATTAAGACGCTCCCAATGGCTCACATCCTTTGAAAGGTCAATCTCCTCAGGAGTCCAAAACACCGACATGTGTTGCTTGTACTTTGCCCAAATGTCTGGATACCTGATTGGGAAAATCACAAAACGGTCCTCACTCGGATCTAGCAGTGGCTCGGGTAAGCGAACAATTGGAGCTCCACTCAAGTCCTCCGTCATAAGAAGCACTGGAGGAAGCTCATCTACCTTCCCAACTGACGTTTTGCGGGACCGCGGAGTAATTGTTGGCGAGCCTCCAGCGATACGTGCATCAGCATTTGCGTTAACTTTTGCCTTTTGTGACGTAGAGCGTGATGAAGGGACAACCGGATTAGTAATAGGAGTGTCCATCCGGAGAATGTACTTTGAATGGAGAAAGAAAGGGGCGGGGTAAAAAATGTAAAGTGATATGCCCCCGCAATTTTTATTTAAGGAGTGTTGCCATTATGACTCATAAAACTCTTTTACAATTGGATTCACCTTAAAAGCGGATGGGTCAACATCGTACACAAACAGCGCTTCCAGACTCCGCACCCGTGAAAGTGCCACGTACGCTTGCCCGTATTCAAAGGTGGATGAACCAATATCTACAAAAGCTGAATCTAGAGAGGCTCCCTGGGCCTTGTGAATTGTTAAGGCATAGGCCAGTTTAAGAGGAATTTGTTCGCGAATTGTTCCATCCTCCATTTTCCAAGTGTGCCTACGAATTTTCACAGAGTAATTACATCCAACAAATTGAACGCAAGGAATTCCATCTACAAATTCAGTAATTACTCCACGACTTCCATTAATTCGCCCAGCTTCCTGGTCTAAATTCACAGTCAACATAACCTGCGCCCCAACCTTTAGACTTACTGTAGGCTCATAGGGGGCATCCTTTTCTGACCAACCGGCAAAAGATGATTCAACAGGAGCTACTTTCTTCCCTTTTTTCTGGACCCAGCCATCAAGAGTTCCACCCTCCGCTTCGTTATGCATGTTCACATTAAATGTGTGTGTTTCGCCCTCCAATTTGTCAAAGTGACTTTTGTTAATTGCTGAAACATCGGCATTTCGCGTAAAGAGAAGAGTAGGACGAACAGGCAATTTCTTCCATGGCAAATTCATCCGGCTTTTTAGAACATTTAGAGATTCGTCTGAAAGGTTCCCGGTTCGTGCCTCATTTAGAATCTTCTGAAAAGTTGTATCAGACTGTCTGTAAATCATTGATAGTGACACTGTTTTCGATACAACTTGCGACCAGACCTTTGACTGAAAGGCAAAACACTGTGTACCATTACAAATGGGAGGAAGTTGGTAGAAGTCGCCTACAAATACTAGCTGAAGACCTCCAAAAGGCTTTGTATAGTTGCCTTTTCGGACACGGCGTCCAACTTCATCTAGCAACTCTAGAAGTTGGGGTGTAAGCATAGAAACCTCGTCAATAACAAGACAGTCGACCTTCCAATTCTTCTTTTTACGCCCATTCATGACAATAGAATTCACAATTTCATTCACACTACCCTTTCCTAGTCCTACACCTGCCCAAGAGTGAACAGTCTTTGCATGTGGGCCAAGAAGAAGAGCGGCACATCCTGTTAGGGCTGTAATGGCAATTGTCTTTCCCAGTTGCTTGAATTCCTGCTGAAGGACATCAAGCAAATAGGATTTTCCGGAGCCGCCTGGACCGGTTAGGAAGATAGATTCACCGGCAAGAATCGCCTCAAGAGCAGTACGTTGCTCTAGATTTAATGTATCTGCTTTACTCTTATAGGGCGTTTCTATTAATACATCTGTCATTGCGTAGTAGTCGTAGACACTCATGTACGTTCAAATTTAGATTAACTAGCTTGCCGAAACCTTCATACTAGCACCTGCAAGTGGCGTTAGTCCGTGTTTCACAATAAAATCATTCATATTGAAGTAACCTCTATCTTTCATTCCACGTGTATCGATTGGGAACTCATGCTGAAACACACCAAAAATGTATCTATGAGTGCCTTTTAGTGGAGCCGGTGGCGACCACTCAAATGTAGCTTCACCAGAGTAAAGCGACGCCTCAGTACAATTCACAATCATCATATGTATCCAACTTGGAACAGTGGCATCTGGGTCAAAACAGATATAAGTGTAAAAAGAGTTGGGTGACGGATTTGTAATCCAGTCAATACGTGGCTGTTCACGTGTGTCTTCCTTTTTAAGAAGGCTTCCGTCAATTGCTTTACCGTGAAAATATACGGGAAGGGTTTTTGTAAATTTAATTCCGTCCATACTATTTGACCCACCCTTTTGTTTTCTTCTTTTACGCCGTGTAAATTTCTTTGAATAATGCTTCATACTATTTGTTAGATGTATTTGTTACCGGGTATTTGTTAAATTCCAAAAATAGATAACATCATTGTGAAACGTCGCTTCCATTCCGTATATTTAAGTAATTGGGTTCCAGTTAGTTTAATAGCCGTTCGTATAGGTGCATCAAGGCGTGTTAGCCACTCATGAAATTTCACGGACTTATAACTTGTTAATAAATCATCATAAGAAAATTCCGGTTTTCCTAACCGTATATTAACTGAATTATGAAGTTTCCAAAACCAGCGACGCACCCAATCTTTCCGTTCAGTATGAGGAAGAGTCTTTAAGGCAATAATAGGATTTGCTTTTAAATACTCCTGATAATGAGATTTACATGTCGGGCACGGAATCATTTCACCGGTTTCTTTAAAAATATTGAGCCATGCCCGTCGCTCATCCTCTAGAAACATCGGAGTTGTAGGTGAGCCGGCACGCTCTGCAAGTCCGTGTAAAAGACACCAAAGAAGTGGACCCCATTCGGCAGTTCCTGGAAAATCGGCTTGGGGTATTAGGCACGGACATGACATTCTTATTGGGAAAGTTTATTTCAAAAAGAGTTAATCAACGCGGATAAGCTGTAACGGCAAGTGCCAAAGTTAAGTACCCCCCATGGGGGGTACTTTGCTGTAGCATACTTGCCATCATAGGGTTGTAGGCAATATTAAGTACCCCCTTTTAGGGGGTACTTAACTTTAGCACA